CCTGGCAAACGCGCACTTTGCGCAGCGGGGATTGCGGCAGCGTTGGGCAACCCGAGGGCTGCCGCAACGTCATCCGCTGAGGCTAGGACGGCCATGGAACTGCTTAGGAGCCGTTCTTGTTGAACACGGCCACGGCGGTCGGGCGGATGACCTTCGCGCCGTACACGTGCAGCATCCGGATACGGTCAGCGAATGACTTCTCCGCGCGCATTGCCTCAACCTCGCTGATCTGCGAGACGTATGCGATAGCGCTCTGGTGGAAGGTGACGAACTGCGGCTCGTCGTCGGCGGGCATGTTGTTGGACTCAACAACGCGCGCACCCAGGATCGCACCAATGGTGCCCGCACGCAGACCAGCGGTATCGCCGGAAACGTCAGCGCTGGTCAGCTTGGAGTCGGCACCCTTGAGCAGCGCCGCGAACTCAGCGTTGCAGATAGTCACGCGACCGATCAGCGGCACGTTGGCCTTGGTCAGCAGCTTGTGTGACGCGTTCAGGGCGTCGAACGCCTGGTTACCCGTTGTCGGGGTGGCACCCGACACCGAGGTGCCCTGAGCTACAGCCCGTCCACCGATGTAGGAATCGGCGTCCAGGACGAGAGCCTGCGCAGCGCCACGGGTGTACGCCTCAAGCGATCCCGCTGCCTGGACGCTATCCACATCGTCCACCACATAGTCCACTGACTTTTCCTGGTCAATGGTCAGCTTCTGAGTGCTATCCGAAATAGCGTCAGGAGTGGTCTCGCGGCCAGCGGCCTTGTAGTCCTTGACGGTCGGGATCACGGAACCCGTGATCTTGACGGCGTTACCCGCCTTGGCGTCGCCCTCGTAGGAGCGGTTCACCAGGTTCGCCCATACAGCGGCGGCGGTGAACTCGTCCAGGGTGGAGTCAGCCCACACCTCTGGAATGAAATTTACGATAGCCATAGTCGGCTCCTTATCGTTGTACGGAAAGTGCTTGTCCAGCTAGCGGATTGCTAGCGGCTTCCTGCCGCCCCGAACCCTTCGACAAGACCCTTTTGGCGCAACTCGCGGCGCTTCTCGGGGTCTTTGATGGCTGCATACTCAGCAGCTGTGACGGTCTTCGGTGGCTTGATTTCCTCGCCGCCCTTGAAGTCCGCCGCGTTGGGTGCGGTCTGCTTTGGTTCGGCAGGTGGTTTCGGCGCAGCGGCCTTTGCCCAGTCGGACAGCTTGGCTACGAACGCCTGCATGGATTCACGGTCTGTCCCCTGCACCAGTTCGGTCGGAACACCCGCAGCGGCGGCGATTTCGACACGGGCACGCTCGATGCGTTCCGCCTCGACTTCTGCCCGCAGCTTGTCGAACTCAGACTTGGGGTCAAACTGACCGGGGTTGAACTCTTCGCGCGGAATGCCCATGGTTTCCGCTAGCTCACGCAGCTTGGCGGCGTTGGCACGTGAACGTGCTTGCCACTTTTGCTCGTCAGCGTGGATTCCACGAAGGCGCTCCAACTCGGCGCGCTCGTCGTTAGTCAGCCCACCGCTAGGTGTCTCGGCTGGCTTGGGTGCAGGCTTGGGCGTCGGCTTCGGTGCTGTATCAGCGGGGTCGGCGTCCTTTGGTGCTTCCTCGACGGGTCCGTTTGGTGCGGGATTTTCCATGATGTATCTCCGTATCGGAAATTGTGAGATGCCCTGCATGAGGGCGAGTTACGGGCTAGTCCCGTAGACGGTTATCAGCGGTCGGACCCGTGTTCTCGGGATCGTCAACCGCTCCTGCTTCGATGACGGGCGGTGTAGGAGTGGGCTTTTCAGCCAGTTCCTTTGCCCGTTCGATAGCGTCCTGTTCGATTTCCTCGGGCGTCATGCCCAGGATCAGGGTCTGGATGGTACGCAGCGAGACACCGGCAGCCTTGGCTTGCACTGCCGCTGCGTACTTTTCGGTCAGCAGCACGCGTGTCGGGTCTTCAAACGCAACGTTGATGGTCTTCGTTGTGCTCTTGTCCATCAGCTCAAGTGCGATAACCAGCGCGGCCTCAACTGCCAGCTTGGCTTGTGAGAGTCGCTGTCTTACCTTGAAAATGAACGCCTTCTCGGTGTTCTCAGCCCCGGCTGCGGTCTGATTCGCGCTATCCGGCATGAGCATCGGCAACGGTGTTCCCGTGGCCGCGCTCAAATGCTTGATGTAGCTGACGATGGAGTTGAGCATCGGTGACGTGTCTGTCGCCGCGCCTTCCCACACCGAAACACCGGGGGGCAAGTTCCACAACGCTGCGGGGGCGGGCTCGAACATCTTTGCCCAGTCGATAACGTTTCCGTTTTCGTCCTTTTGTGGCAATCCCTTTGAGCCGTCAGGCTTCACCAGGGCGCGTTGCTTGAACGCCTGCATCGCAGCGGTGGTTAGTAGGTTCAGCACCGAGCGGTTGATGCGGTCAATGATGTCCGTGTGCGGTTCTACCTCTGCAACCCGCTGCGGGTTGTCGTACACCACAACAGGGATTGCGCCCTTTTGCTCAGTCGGCTCGCCGTCCTCTACCCATCCGCCTTGGAATCGGTCTAGGACGGTGGTGCTGGAGTTCCGCGTCTCAGTGAAACTGTGGCGCTTGAAACTCTGCATCACACCGTCAGCCATGACCGTTGCGTAGTCCGTGGATTCGGTGGGGTTGCGCCACACGCGAACAGCCGCATTGATGCGCCACGGTCGCAGGGGGTCGGTGTCCACGCACACACGCAGCGGTGATTCCGCCACGATGACGGGAACGCCACTGTCGGACGCATACACCGACAGAAACGACCGTCCGTAGGTGAGTCCGTGAATCAGAAGCTCACGAACAACGCTGTCCATTCGGTTGTCTCGCCACACCAAGGCTGCCGCCTTTGCGGACGGTGACGACACCGATCCGCCAACGGTGATACCTAGCGGTACAACGCGGTCGGCCACAGCGTCCCGAATCGTGGCACCGAAGTTTGTGCGCGCCTCTTTTTGGAACGTTTTCCACGCTTCGGATGTGTCTCGGGACAACTCGGGCAGCGGGGCGTCGCCGTTGACATATTGAGCCAGTCGGCGGTAGCGCTGCGCGTCCGCGTCCATACGCTCGGTCAGAATGTCGAGCCACTGGGCGGGGGTACGTGACACATACCCTCCTTGGGTAGCTATCGGATTCGGAAAAGCATCGACAACGGCTCAGGCTTCTCAGCCCCGCTACGGCGTGCGTCCAGGACGGCAGACCACGACAGGATCGCGGCCACGGAAGCGTCGATCTTGTCCTCGTCGCGTCCGTCCGGTTTGCACGGAACCCACAGCGGTTGCCCGTTGTCGTCCTTGATGCGTAGTTCTTTTTTCGCGGTGTGCCCGAGGTGCTTGATGAAGTCCTCGTACATCGCGCCGCCTGCGAACCTGATTGCCCCGCTGTCGATTGCCTCGACGTATGCGCGGGTCTCAAAAGCCATACGGCGGTGGCGGTTGGTGTGCCACTCAATGATCTGCTTGGGCCACCGCTGCGCCCACCCCGCGACGGTTTCGATCCAATACGGCGGATCACAATAGATGCGCCATACCTCGTACCGCTCCATCGCGTCAGCAATGGTCTGCGTGACCTCATCCTCGGGAACCGACCAGTCAATGTCGTCAATGTCAGGCTTTTCCCACAGCCCGATCAGTTCCTGGAGCCCCGTCTCGATGTCTGTAGCAACCAGAGCGGTTGAGTCTCGGCGGCGTGCGCCGTCAAAGCCCAGCGCGACGAACGCTCCATTGGGGATGATGCCCTTCTCGGACAGCTTGCGAACACGCGGCAGTGGGAACGCCTGGCTTTCGCCTTGGTGCCAGCGATTCAGCCAGACCCGTTCCCAATAGGCACGATCCACGCCCTTACGGGTGTAGTCGCGCGCGATTCGCTCGAACTGACCAGGTGCCCACTCGCCAACGTCGCCGGTAGCCTCAGCCACCGCAGCGATGCGCTTTTCTACGGTCGTCAGGTCCGTGTGCTCGGGACCGGCCCAGCGTGCAAAGTAGTAAAACGTCGGGTCGGATTCGCGCTTGCCTTCGTGGATTTCCTCAGCCTCAAGCCGTAGGTCTTCCTCGATGCTGTTCTGACCAGGTTGCCCAGCGGTAGACGTGTACAACGTCCACGGTTGTTCTTGTGGACGCTTCGGCAGGTTTTGCAGCATGGTTTCGTGCGCCGCGCGTATGCGAGGCAGGTACAAGCGGTGCGCTTCGTCTATGTGCTGGAAAGTCGTCAGCGCGCCGTCACGGGAACCGGGGGCACCCGATACAGCTACAGCGCGACCGTCGTCCTCGCCAATCGGACCCAAGCGCACGATGCGCTCCATGCCGATGTCGAACAGGTCGGTGTCGTCGCTGTTCTCAAGGATGAACTTGACGAACGCGTAGCACAGCTCGTCCGCCTGCCCCTTGCTGTCAGCCAGCATCGGGATGTACGGCGAGTTGACGGGTCTACCCCACGCGGGAGTGCCGTCGTCGTTCCATCCGTTGAAACGGACGGGAGATTCGGGGTGCAGCTCAGCGGCTACGATCCACGCCGCGAATGATGTCTTACCGACACCCTTGCGCATTTCCAGCGCCACGCGGTTGAATCGCCGCTGGCCTGCCAGGTGGTGCTCGCACGGGTAAATCTCGTACATGCGCCAGAGGTAGTAGAGCTTTTCCTCATCAATGCGCGCGGATTCACCGGCCATAGAACCTGGTCCGAATGTGAACCGTTCCTGGATGAATTTCGCCACGTGCCCGCCCAATGACGGGTACAGCACGGGATCGACAGGTACCTCAAGCTCAGCCATGATGGCCGCTCGCCAGTCCTTAGTTCACAGCGCGGAGTCTGCGTGCGCGAGGGTCGTCGGTCTGCTCTGGCGTCTCCGTTGGAGTTTCGCCGCGACGTGTCCGACCCTTGCGCTTGCTGTCCTCGGTGGTCTCGATCTGCCACTCAAGGCGGCGGCGAGCCATCGGGTTGGTTCCATAGTCAACGTCCGCCTTTTCCAGGCGGGTCTGCGCGTCCTGGCGCGACTTGGCGTCGGGTGCGTTCCAGAAGTCGTTGAGCAGCATGGCTACGCGGAACAGTCCGTTAACGTCCATGTCCAGGTACTCAGGTGCCATCGGAGAGTCCCACAGATCGGACCACCACCGCTTGGTCAGCGTGTGCCACTGGATGCCTCTCGGCAAACTCGGCGCTTTCACGTCGTGTTCGGCGCTAAGCGTTGACTTAGTGGCACTTACGTTTCGTCGCGCCCGTGTTGACGGGTGCTTAGGTGTCGGTCCTGGCATGGTTTCCTCCCCGTGTCGGGAAATGTCGAAATCAGCCGTTTCGGCTGGTAGAAGCCCTGCTAGAGGGCGAGAAATGAGACCCAGGATCGTGTCTCAAGCCTCTCGACATGTCGAAGTTGGGGAACCTGTACACAGATCCGAAGGAGAG